ACCGAAGCCAGACAGCTTTGTATCATCTGAGCGTAGCTTTGAAGAAGAGACAAAGCTGTCTGGCTTCGGTCAAGCACCTGTCAAAAACGAGGGTTCTGCCATCGCTTATGACAATGCACAGGAAGCATTTACTGCACGTTATACACACGAAACCATTGCGATGGGCTTTGCCATCACAGAGGAAGCTGTGGAAGATAACTTGTACGACAGCCTGTCTTCACGTTATACCAAGGCTTTGGCCCGTGGTATGGCTTACACCAAGCAAGTTAAAGCCGCTTTTGTGTTGAACAACGCATTTTCTGGCTCTGGCGTGACCTACGGTGACGGCGTTACTTTGTGTAACACTGCCCACCCATTGGTCTCTGGTGGTACTAACAGTAACACTCCATCTACCGCTTCTGACTTGAATGAAACATCGTTGGAAAACGCTGTTATTCAAATCGCTGCTTGGACAGATGAGCGTAGCTTGTTGATCGCCGCTAAGCCTAAGAAGTTGGTGATTCCACCTGCTCTGCAATTCGTTGCTACTCGTTTGCTCGAAACCGAACTCCGTGTTTCTACAGCCGACAATGACATCAACGCTTTGAAGAACAATGGTTCTATCCCTGAAGGCTATTGCATTAACCACTACTTGACAGACACCAATGCTTGGTTCCTGTTGACTGATGTGCCTAATGGTTTGAAGCACTTCATCCGCACCCCTATGTCTACTGGCATGGACGGTGACTTTGACACAGGTAACGTTCGTTACAAAGCCCGTGAGCGTTACAGCTTCGGCGTGTCAGATCCATTGGGTATCTTCGGTTCACCCGGAGCCTAATAGGTCTAAAAAAAGAGGGAGCTTCGGCTCCCTTTTTTCTTGCATTAGATTTATTGTAGTGGTATAAACATGTTAATCCGGGCTTATCCGGTGCATTAGACAGTCCCGGCTGACGACATACAGACTGATGCACTTAACTTGTATGTAAGGAATACATCATGGCACGTACTACGTTTCAAGGCCCAGTTCGTTCATTGGGCGGCATTTATCAACAAGGCCCAGCTACTGTTGTGGACATCACAACAAGCACCACACTAAGCCCCGAAGCTCATGGTGGTCGCATCATCGCTGTTGGTGGTTCTTTGGCAGCGGCAGTCACTTTGACATTACCTGCAATCAATGTTTCAACTAACTCTACAACGTCTGGCCCCGGTCAAGACCCAAGCACAGCCAACAACGAAGGCGTTGTTTACACAATCTGGGTTCCTACTACTATCTCTACAAGCTCGTTGAAGATTGGTACAACTTCTGGTTCCAGCGATTTGTACGTTGGCGCTGTAATGTCTATTGACTCAGACACCTCTGGTGCTGTGGTTGCCTTCTCTGCTAACGGTTCTTCCAATGATTTCATCAACTTGAACGGTACAACTACCGGCGGTGTTGCTGGCACATGGATCCAAATTGTCGCAGTTGCTGCTGACAAGTACATGGTGACTGGAAACGTTATTGGTTCCGGCACTGTTGCTACACCATTCGCAGATTCCTAATCAACCCAAGGGGCTTCGGCCCCGTTTTTAAAGGAGATTGATTATGACAATGCAATATGACGTAAAACAGGCGCATTTAAATTCTAGCGGGTATCTTGTAAATTACGGTACACGGGTTAAAGGAATATCTTTTACAGGTGGAGCTTCTGCTGGATATGTAATTTTATTCGATGCTTCAAGCGTTCCCGTATCATCAAGCGTAACGTATGCTCAAAGTGGCAATACCGTAACAGTAACTAAAGTTGCTCATGGACTTACTACCGGCACGAGTATTGGTATTCATTTTGTAGCAAATGGTTCTGGTGTTTCAGCTACTGACGGCACATATATTATCACTAGAACGGGCGCAGATACCTTTACGCTAACCGATATTAACTCACGTACCATTACAAGTACTGCGGCTGTATATGCAGTTGGTCGGTGGATTCTTACCTACGAAAGTTTTGCTGGCGATTATTTTAGTAATACGCCGACTATTCCGGGTGAAGGAATACGTGCAAATACATCGGTATATGCAGAAATTTCCAATATGGATTCAATACAAATTTATTATGGCTAAGTCTCCAGCATGGCAGAGGAAAGAGGGCAAATCCGAGAAGGGCGGCTTGAACGCCAAGGGTCGGGCCTCCGCGAAAGCGCAAGGTATGAACTTGAAACCTCCCCAGCCGGAAGGCGGCTCACGGCGCGACTCCTTTTGTGCAAGGATGAGTGGCATGAAGAAGAAGCTAACCTCTGCCAAGACAGCCAACGATCCAGATTCACGGATCAATAAAGCATTGAGGGCATGGAATTGTTAGATCTAAACACCGCTTGGTCTGCTGTCCTGTCTTTAGTGATTGGATTGTTAGGCTATATGATGAATGAAAAGTTCAGGGAACTGGCTCGTGTCACGATCCTGTTGAACAAAACACGCGAGGAGGTTGCCCGTGATAACGTTACTCAAGCAGAAGTGGATCGAATTACGAACCACATTGACCAACGCTTTAACAAACTTGAAGCAAAAATTGACCAGCTTATTCAAGCGGGGAAATGATGCCGAGCAAAAGTAAAGCGCAACACAATTTCATGGCCGCGATAGCTAATTCGCCATCGTTTGCTAAGAAAGCCGGAGTGCCTACATCAGTGGGTAAAGACTTTGTAACTGCCGATAAAGGCAAGAAATTTTCTAAAGGTGGCGATATGAAAAAGATGAACATGGGTGGATATGCAGATGGCGGTATGCCAATGGTTATGAAAGATGGAAAAAAAGTTCCAACTTTTGCTGCTGACGGTGTGGGCAAAATGAAAAAAGGCGGCATGGCTCATGAAGATGTCAAGATGGACAAGAAGATGATGCAAAAAGCCGTGAACAAACACGAAGGCCGCCTGCACAAAGGTTCAACTATGACTAAGTTGGCTTCTGGCGGTATGGCTCCATCTAAGATGGGCGCTGTTAAAACTGGTAAAACTCCTGATGGTATTGCTACAAAAGGCAAAACTAAAGGAACAATGATTGCCATGAAGCGTGGCGGAAAGTGCTAAGCCATGAAAAAATACGCTGATGGCGGCATCTATACCGCTGAGATGGGTAAGCCTCCAATGAATCCTGAAAGCGCACCGGCTGCTAAAAAGCCTATGCCTAAAGCACCTAAGAAACCTGTACCAAAAGATACAGTGTTCCGTGAAGGTATGCCTGTGCCCCAAGACATTGACGGTAGATCTGTCAAAAGAATGGCCAAAGGCGGCTCAGCTTTTAGTCGTGCTGATGGTTGTATTACCAAAGGTAAAACTAAAGGCACAATGATTACCATGAAAAATGGCGGGATGTGCTGATATGACGGCCTCAAAAACTTCAGTAGTTAAGTCTTTAAAAAAAGCTGGATTCTATGAGGCTCCAAAACCTAAACGTCTTAGCATTATTAATAAAGTTACAACCAAACCTCAACGGATAGAGATGGTTGATAAATTATTTTTAGCTAAGAAGAAAAGTAAGGGTAACGCAAAATGATGGCTAGCCGTGGAATGGGAGCAATATCTCCCAGTAAAATGCCAAAAGGAAAGCGTAAAGCTCGCCGCGATAATACTGACTTTACGCAGTATGCAGAGGGCGGTAAAGTCAATGCTGCTGGTAACTATACAAAGCCAGATTTGCGTAAGCGAATTGTGTCTCAAGTAAAAGCCGCAGCAACGCACGGTACTGGCGCTGGTCAATGGTCTGCTCGTAAAGCTCAACTTGTAGCTAAAAAATACAAGGACGCTGGTGGAGGATATAGAGATTGAAAGCCCCTCAAAAATCGCTCAAGGATTGGGGCGACCAGAAATGGCGCACTAAGTCTGGTAAGCCGTCAAGTAAGACGGGGGAGCGGTATTTGCCTGAAGCGGCTATTAAGTCTTTGTCTCCGCAAGAATATGCGGCTACAACCAAAGCCAAACGTGCTGGCAAAGCATCTGGTAAACAGTTTGTAGCTCAACCTAAAGCAATAGCAAAGAAAACGGCAGGATTTAGATGACCACTACCGGCTCAACCCTATTCAATATGGATTTCACGGAGATCGCTGAAGAGGCGTGGGAGCGGGCTGGTCGTGAAATGCGTTCTGGTTATGATCTTAGAACTGCCCGGCGGTCGATGAATCTAATGACCATTGAGTGGCAATCCAAGGGTATCAACATGTGGACGATGGAGCAGGGGATCATTAACTTGACCCCCGGCTTGGCTACTTATGCACTACCTACAGATACCATTGATTTGTTAGAACATGTTATTCGTACTGGATCTAATACAGCTTCTACTCAAGCTGATTTGACTATTACACGTATTAGTGTTTCTACCTATGCAACAATACCAAACAAGTTACAACAGGCGCGACCGATTCAAGTATGGATCCAGCGGTTATCTGGCGAGACAAATCCTACAAATGCTGTACTTGATGGTGCTCTTACCTCTACAGACACTACGATCACACTTAGCACGGTGGTTGGGTTAGCTGGATCTGGGTTTATCCGGCTAGGTACTGAAGATATTTACTATACTTATGTATCAGGGAATACCCTTGGTGGTGTATTCCGTGGACAGAATAACACGACAGCCGCTGCTCAAGCAGATGGTACTGCGGTGTTTGTGCCACAACTTCCTTCGGTAACTGTGTGGCCTACGCCAGATAACAGCACACCTTACCAATTTGTTTACTACCGACTGCGTAGAGTGCAAGATGCTGGCGCTGGTGTAGAAACTGCTGACATGAACTTCCGCTTCCTGCCTTGTTTGGTAGCTGGTTTGGCGTACCACATTGCTATTAAAGTGCCTGAATTGATGCCTCGCATTCAGATGCTTAAACAGATTTACGATGAAACCTTTGAGATTGCCGCAGGTGAAGACCGCGAGAAAGCAGCGATTAGGTTTGTTCCTCGTCAGATGTTTATTGGTAGCACGTAATGGGAAATAGGTTTGCATCCGGCAAGATAGCGATTGCTGAATGTGATCGCTGTGGGCAACAGTATCAATTGAAGGCGCTTAAGACTGAGATCATTAAGCAGCGTAAATATCAGTTGTTGGTATGTCCAGAATGCTGGGATCCAGATCAGCCACAGTTGATGCTTGGAACGTTTCCTGTGGACGATCCACAAGCTTTGCGTAACCCACGTAAAGACACAACGTATGTCACTTCAGGCGTTAATGCTGCTGGTAATTTATCAGGTGGTTCGCGGAACATTCAATGGGGCTGGAATCCAGTAGGTGGAGCCAGTTTAAATGATGCAGGATTGACACCAAACTACTTGGTGGCAACGACATTTGTTGGTACAGTTACAGTATCTTAAGGAGATTAAAATGGCATATACAAAATCAGCCGACGGCATTGCTAAAAAGGGTAAGACTGAGGGTAAAAACCTTGGTGATAGTGGCCCTGTTGCTGCCATGATGCATGGCGGAAAAGGCAAAGGTAAGGGTAAAACCAATGCCGATATGAAGACTATGGGTCGTAACTTGGCAAAGATTGCCGCACAGAAACGAGGTTAATCATGGCTACATTCAGCAAAAAAATGATGGGTAAAGAAGTTGGCGATGCCAAGGTCTATGCCACGCCACACACAATGACTGGTAAAGTTGTTAAAGCTACTGACAACCCCGGTTCTGGCCCTGACCACAGTGATGCTAATACAGTCAATATGTCTGTAGGTAACATTAATCGTCGTCCTCAGCCGGCTACCAAGACATCTGGTATCAAGATGCGTGGTGCAGGCGCGGCGACTAAAGGTGTTATGTCACGAGGCCCAATGGCCTAAAGGTTACTTATGCCAATGACTTACGCTCAACTTGTTGCTGCTGTAGTTGACTACACGCAGAACACGTTTGACACGACTGCAATCAATACAATGATTAAGCAGGCGGAGCAGCGCATCTATAACACGGTGCAGATTGCTAACTTGCGTAAGAACGTAACAGGTGTATTGGCAACTGGTAATAAGTACTTGGCTTGTCCAGAAGACTTTTTGTCAACATACAGTCTAGCCATATACCCATATAACGCTACTACGGCCACCGGAACTGCTGGTCAAAAGACCATTGTTGTGGCTAGTGCAACAGGTATTGCGGCGGGACAGCAAGTCACTGGTACAAACATTGGTACTAACGCCATCGTTCGTAGCATTAGCGGAACGACAGTTACTTTAACTGTTGCTAATAGCGGTACGGTGAACGGCGCAGTGGTGTTTCAAGGTGACTATCTGTACTTGCTAAACAAAGATGTGAACTTTATTCGTGAAGCTTATCCTTTAAGTGCAGTGTCATCTGAGCCTAAGCACTACGCCATCTTTGGCCCGCAGTCAGCTAACGTGAATGAGTTGTCGTTTATTCTTGGCCCTACGCCTAATGCTAACTACTATGCAGAACTGCATTACTACTACTATCCAGAATCTATTGTTACTGCTTTGACTACGTGGTTAGGTGATAACTTTGACTCAGCATTGCTGTATGGCACTTTGTCTGAGGCTGGAACTTACATGAAGAGCGCACCGGAAGACGGCATGTATAAACTGTACCAAGAACGGTACGTTCAAGCTATTGCACTTCTCAAGAACTTGGGTGATGGTAAACAACGTGCTGATGCTTATCGTGATGGTCAGGTTAGGGTTGCAGTATCATGAGTAGTATTGTCCAAACTCAAACGACTAGCTTTAAAAAAGAGCTATATACAGGCGTTCATAACCTATCTACCAATACGTTAAAGATTGCCCTGTATACGGCTAATGCTAATTTAAACGAAGCTACCACTGCATATTCTTCTGTAAATGAAGTTAGTGGGGGTGGTTATACCCTTGGCGGCGTAACGCTGACTGGCGTAACCATTAGCTCATCTGGATATACAGCTTTTGTAGACTTTGCTGATGTGGTGTTTAACGCATCGGTTACGGCTCGTTGTGCACTAATTTATAACGATACCGTTGTCGGTAAACCATCTATTGCTGTGTTGGACTTTGGGTCTGACAAAACATCTACCAATTTCACCATCACAATGCCTGCTAACACAGCGACAGCAGCATTAATTCGTTCTTCCAATTAAGGAGCTTCCCATGACTATGGACAAAATTACCGCTACAGATAAAGTGGAAGCGGTTACTAAATACAACACAATGCCTGCTGATACTATGGGTATTGGTGGCCATTACACGGCTGTTTGCTACAGCGTTGATGGCTTTATTAAGTGGACTGATGAGATTGAAAACATCGTTACAACTGTAGGTCGTAACTTTACTTTAGATACTGCCTTTGGTAACACCGCTGGTGGTGCTGTGGTGATGGGTTTAAAGGGTACTGGTACAGCGGTAGCTGCTGACACTCAAGCTTCCCACGCAAGCTGGTTAGAGGTAGGTGGCACCAACGCCCCTGCTTATTCTGGTAATCGTCCTACGCCTTCGTTTAGTGCGGCTTCTGCGGGTAGCAAAGCTACGTCTTCTGCTGTGTCATTTTCCATGACTAGCTCTGGTACTGTAGCTGGTTGTTTTATCAACATTGGCGGTAGCTCAACTAAAGATTCAACCACTGGAACATTGTTTTCTGCTGGTGATTTTTCTAGTTCTAAGTCTGTGGTTAACGGCGACACCATTGCGGTTACTTATACTGCTACATTGACAGCAACCTAAAATGGCAACCGGCTGGGGTGATCTTGCTTGGGGTGATGGCTACTGGGGTGGCTCGGATGTCTTCGAGGTAGCCGTAACAGAAACTATAGCAATCACCACATCCGAGGCGGCAACAGCCAGTTTTGGTGTCTCTATTACGGAGACAGCGGCATATACAGAAGCTCAAGCAGTATTAGCAACCTTTGTTGTATCTAGGACAGAATCTGCGGAATACACAGAAGTCCAAGAAGTAGCTGCCACTTTTGCTCAGAGCATTACGGAAAGTGCTTCTATTGCAGATACTAATGCGGCGGCAACGGCTTACACAGCCAGCGTATTAGATACTGCGGCCATTAGTTCTGCTGAGTCAGCTACTGCAAACTTCCCTGTATCTGTTACAGAAAATGCCAATATTGCCACAGTAGAACAAGCTGTAGCTTTGTTTGTAGCTGACATTACTGAGTCTATTAGCGTAGCCGAGGTAGCTCTTGCCACCTTGATTATGACGATCAATGAGTCAATGTCGGTTTTAGACAGCACTACAGTCGGTACGTTTTATACAGAATTTCTTAATGAATCTGCATCTATTAGTGACAGCCCAACTGCAATAACTGGGTATGGCGTAAATAGAACTGAGACAATGGCAATAACTTCCACAGAATTTGGTAGAAATTTGTGGGAAGTTATAGATGACACAGAGGCCGCAAACTGGCAAAATATCAGCAATCCGCAAACACCGGGCTGGGCTGCTGTTGACAATACAGAATCACCCGGTTGGACACAAATTTCTACTCAGTAGGAGAATTAAATGGCAAACACATCGCTAATTGGACTAACCCTCCCAGTACAAGGAACTCTATCCGGTAGTTGGGGTAATACGGTTAACAACGCGATCTCCCAGATTGTGGACGTTGCCGTTGCTGGCACACAGACAATTACGGTTGATACAGACATTAACTTGGCGGTTACAGTAGGCACTGATTCAAGCACAGGTTTAACAGCCAATAGCTCTCAGTACGCAGTTCTCTTGTGTACAGGCGCACGTACAGCACTGCGATTTATCAACACCCCCAAGCAGTCTAAGACCTACGTTGTTATTAACGATACGACAGGCGGTTTTGCGGTAACAGTTCGTGGTGGCCCCTCAACCCCTACAACGGGCGTAACGGTAGCTGCTGGTACACGGGCAATCATTGCTTGGAACGGTTCTGACTTTGTGAATGTGGGCGGTGGCTCTGCTGGTGGCTCTAACACACAGGTTCAGTTCAACAGTTCTGGCTCATTTGGTGGTTCTGCTAACCTGACATTTGACGGCACAACGCTGACGGCCAATGATTTAATTGACTCTTCGCTAACAGCCAGCAAGCCTGTATTTACAAATGGCACTAAAAACTTGGTGTCTACTGGAACGCTTGGTGTGGATCAAGGCGGTACCGGCCTTACTACTTTGACTGCTAATAACGTCATTCTGGGTAATGGAACATCAACACCAACTTTTGTAGCACCTAGCACAGCAGGTAATGTTTTGACTTCTAATGGCACAACGTGGGCATCCACTGCTCCGGCGGCTTCTGGCGCTACCAAAGGTCAGGCAATCGCTTTCTCAATCGTATTCGGTCTGTAAAGAATTATCATGGAACTTACCCAAGAAATGGTTAAAAAGATGTTTGACTACCGTGCAGACGGTGAGTTGATTCGTCGCCATTCTATAATGGGTAATGGTAACTATGCTGGTGCTGTGGTTGGTACAAAACCAACAGGCGCTCGTAACTTCAGATACAGTACAACTAAAATTCATGGTGAGCATTGGTGTGTTCACAAGCTAATTTATCTGTATCATCATGGAGTGGTTCCAGATCAATTGGATCACATTAATCGGGACTCGACTGATAACAGAATAGAAAATTTGCGTCCTGCCAATTCATCTGAGAATACCCGTAACCGCAGATTGTTTTCAAACAACACATCTGGCTGTAAGGGAGTTACATGGAATAAGCGCATAAAAAAATGGCAGTCTTATGTATCAATGAATTCAAAGACAAAACATCTTGGTTATTTTGAAGATTTAGAATTGGCAGACCTTGTTTCAACTGAAGCCCGTGATCTATATCATGGCAAATACGCAACTCATGCGTGAAGGAGATATATCATCGCAAATCCCAACATAGTTAACGTCACGACCCTAACGGGCAATACAACGTATCTAACGCCCGGCAATACAACAGCTAACACTCTGCTGTCTAACGCTGCATCTTCTGGTCTGGTCTTTAAGATCAACCAGATTGTGTGTGCTAATGTGAACGGCTCAAGTGCAGTAAATGCAACGGTAGCAATTAACAACCAAGCTGCCGGCGCAGGTACAAACTACCCAATCATCTCTACGATCTCAGTGCCTGCTAGTGCATCTGTGATTGCAGTGGATAAGACAACGGCTGTGTACCTGATGGAGAACTCATCCATTGTGGTGACATCTGGTACATCTAGCGGTATCACTTACACGATCTCATACGAGAGCATCGCCAGTTAAGCGGGGAACAGTATGTCTATAAGACAAATGTTTCCGGGGAGTATTGTTAAGCCGGGGTTTAATCCTCTAGCGGTTCAGACACCTATCTATACTTACAATTTGTACGGTTGGGGCGATAACTCTTATGGTCAATTAGGATTGGGCAATATAACTAATCGCTCTTCTCCTAATCAAGTCGGTGCTTTGACTGATTGGTTAAGCATTGTTACTAGATACAGCACATTGGCTTTAAAAACTAACGGGACAATTTGGGCTTGGGGTAGGAATCAAGCAGGCCAATTGGGACTTGGTAACACTACCTACTATTCATCTCCAAAACAAGTCGGTTCTTTAACAACTTGGTCTGTTGTGGCAACTATTAACAATGCGTCTATGGCATTAAAGTCTGATGGAACACTATGGACATGGGGTGGTAATAGTTTTGGCGCATTAGGTCTTGGCGATACTATATCTAGGTCTAGCCCAGTACAAGTTGGAGCTTTGACCAATTGGGCAAAGATTTCTACAGGTGCAAATTTTGGTGGTTTTGCAATTACAACTAGTGGCGCTTTGTATGGCTGGGGTTACAACACTTCAGGTGCATTAGGGTTGGGTAATGTCACCAACTATTCGTCACCTAAGCAGGTCGGTTCATTAACTAATTGGTCATCTGTTGTATCTGGAATACAAAACACTTACGCAATTAAAACAGATGGCACATTTTGGGCTTGGGGTAACGGTAACTATGGGGCATTAGGTCTTGGTAACTCAACATATTATTCCAGCCCAAAACAAGTCGGAGCTTTGACCAATTGGTTGCAAGTTTCGGCATCGGAATATTCTGCATTAGCTGTTAAAACTGACGGTACATTATGGTCTTGGGGAGATGGTGGTTCAGGCGTTTTGGGTTTAGGTAATACAAGCAATTACAACTCTCCCAAGCAGGTTGGTGCTTTAACTGCATGGACTGCTGTAAGGCTTGGTAAAAACTTTGCTATTGCTTCTAAAACAGACGGAACTATTTGGACTTGGGGAAATAATACTTTAGGTGAATTAGGTTTAGGCAATACAACCAACAGAAGTTCCCCAGTACAAGTAGGAGCACTTGCCACTTGGGGCTATATTACTGCTGGCGCTCAATCAACTTTTGCCCTAGCTTTCTAAGAGACAACTATGCCAGTAACAATCCCCGGCGTTCAATACTCAGGCATCTGGACAATGCAACAGGTGAATGCCGCTATTGCGGCTGGGACTTGGCCTGTCGGTAGCCCCCAATTTCTTTGGGGCTGGGGAACAAATAATTATGGTCAACTTGGACTTGGCAATACAACTTATTCGTTTTCATCACCGCAACAAGTTGGTTCATTGGCTACATGGAAAAGTGTAACTAGTAAATACTTTAATACAACAGCTTTAAAATCAGACGGCACTCTTTGGGCTTGGGGCTATAATCAATACGGGGTTTTAGGGCTTGGTAACACAACAGATTATTCATCACCTAAACAGGTTGGTGCTTTGACTGCTTGGTCTAAAATTCGTAATGGGGCATATCACACTCTAGCCATAAAAACAGACGGCTCTCTTTGGGCATGGGGATACAATGCTTTTGGGCAACTTGGTTTGGGTAATACAACCAATCGATCTTCTCCCGTCCAAGTAGGTTTATTAACTGATTGGCTTGAAATAGGCGCTGGCAATTACAACACCCTTGCTGTTAAAACAAATGGCACTCTTTGGGCTTGGGGTTACAACGCTAACGGAAATCTTGGTTTAGGTAACCTCACATATTATTCATCCCCAAAACAAGTTGGCGCTTTAACAAACTGGGCTACTGTTGCAGGCGGATTTTATTTTTCTTTAGCCGTTAAAACAGATGGAACACTTTGGTCTTGGGGAGGTAACAACCAAGGTCAATTAGGTTTGGGCGATCAAACTTACAGATCATCTCCTGTTCAAGTTGGCGCTTTAACTACTTGGTACAATATTTCGGGTGGCAATACTTTTACTGTTGCGACTAAAACAAATGGCACATTGTGGTCATGGGGCCGAAACAATTTGGGGCAATTAGGTTTAGGTACTACTAGCTATTATTCTGCTTCTCCTAACCAAATAGGTTCTTTAACAACTTGGTTAAACATAGCTAATGGTTACAGTTTTGCTATTGCTACACAAACAAGCGGCGCTCTTTATGCTTGGGGGCGTAACAATTCTGGACAATTAGGTCAAGGTGACACGGTAAATCGTTCTTCTCCAACTCAAGTTGGTGCATTAACTACTTGGACAACAATTGGTGCTGGGATACATTTTCCATTGGCAATCAAAGGATAATAACTGCATGAACAAAACACTGCACTTCCTCTCTGGCATTCCTCGTTCTGGCTCGACAGTCCTTGCGGCTATCCTGAACCAGAACCCAATGACTCATGTATCCACCACATCTGGGCTTGTCCACGCCCTTGATGGGCTTGCCAACACATGGCATTCGGCTGGCTTGCTGAACGAAAACGACCCGGAGAGAACAAAGTTAGCGCAGACCATGCGCGGGGCAATTGATGCGTTCTACGAAGACACTGACAAGCCTGTCATCATCGACAAGTCCCGTGGCTGGCCTATTGGTCAAATTATGGGTGCTATGTCGCAGGTGCTAGGTCGTCAGCCTAAGATCATTGCTACTGTTCGCTCAGTGCCTGACTGCGCCGCCAGCTTCATTCGTGTAGCAAAACCCACAGACCTAGACGAATTCATGGCAACTGGTCAACTGATGGATCACCTCAAAGCCGCTTACATCTCCCTCCAGAATGGCTACGAGTACGCACCAGAGAACTTCCTATTTGTTGAGTATGAAGACCTGTTAGCTGACCCCAAAGCGCAGTTAGCCCGTATCCATGAGTTCTTGGGTCTGCCTGAGTTTGCCTACGACTTCAACAACATTGATGGCTCAAGCGTAGCTGAAGATGATGAAAACTTGCACGGTCACGCAGGGATGCACGATGTCAAGCCTGTATTGGCGGCGCAGCATAAGCAAGACCCCCGCGACCTGCTGAAGCACCACTACTCAGCTTTCTGTCAGCCTGAGTTCTGGCTTGAGCGTCCACGCACAGTTCCTGAGTTGCATGACCTAGACCTACAGCTTGCCGCATCCACAATGGGTGACTTTGCTGAAGGCTGGAGACTGGCCCAAAAGTTAGAAGCTGAAGAGCCTAGCAACCACCGAGCCGCCTATAACCGTGGCTGGTACTTACTGCGTCAAGGTCAAATCCAAAAGGGCTACGGCTTGATGGACAGAGGCCGTATCGTAGGTGTCTTTGGTAACTCACGACCTGATGTGCCTACACCCCAGTGGGATGGCAAGACAAAGGGTACGGTCATGCTGTATCTGGAAGGCGGTCTGGGCGATCAGATTCACCAGATTCGTTATGCCAAGCTAATCGCAGAGCGTGGCTGTAAGGTGGTGGTGTCTTGTACTGGCCCACTAGCATCATTGTTCCAAGGCGTAGAAGGCGTATCAGCCGTTGTTCAGCACGAGGCTACCTTTGGTATCTACCACGACTTCTTTGTGTCTGGAATGTCTGCTGTAGTGCCTCTAGGCTTAGAACTCCGTGACCTGTCTGGTGCGCCATACCTTGAGAAGCCAATGTCAATCAAAGGTCGCAAAAAACGCATCGGTCTGCGCTGGCAGGGCAACAGTAAGTTTGAGCACGAACACAATAAGAAATTCCCTTATGAACTCATGTTTGAGGCGGTAAAGGATATTGATGCTGAGTTTGTTTCCCTTCAAAGAGATGAAGGAATGGAAGCGTGTCCAGCTTGGGTTAAGCAAGTCCCCTTGAATACTTGGCAAGATACCCAGCAAGCTGTAGCAAGTTGCGATCTGGTCATCTCAGCTTGTACCAGCGTGTCACACCTATCGTCTGCCATGGGCGTAGAAACTTGGGTAATAACGCCTGTAATGCCATACTTTTTGTATTCCATGGACGGCGACAAAACACCATATTACGATAGCATGAGACTGTTTAGGCAAGAAGTTTACGGCGATTGGACGCATCCGTTCTTGTCAGTTAAAGCAACTTTGATTAAAATGTTTGGGCAACCTAAACTAAGGAATGTGGCGTGACTGAAGAATCTTGCACCGTGTATGAGATTGCCAACCAGTTGGATGGCATGAAATACTTTGGTGTAACAAAAAATCCACACAAACGGTTTATTTACCATTGTGCAAAATCAAAAACTAAATCGTACATTTCTCATGCAATAGCAAGACATGGGAAAGAAAACTTCCAAATAAAAGTGCTTCTGGTAAGCAACCGCAGGTACTGCTTGGAAATGGAAGCAAAACTTATCAAAGCGTACAACACAGTTGCACCAAATGGGTATAACATTTGTGGTGGTGGTGAAGGCCCAGTTGCTTCATTATTTGGCGATAAGAATCCAATGTTTGGCAGAAAACAAAAGCCAGAATCAGTTGCCAAAAGCAGGGCTGGTGTTTTGGGTTCAAACAATTATTTAGCTAAAGAGTTTGTGGCTACCGACCCTACTGGTAAACAATACACTGGCAAGGGCTTGGCGCTTTTTTGTTTGGAATATGGTTTGCATACTTCCAATATGGCGCAAGTGGCTAGGGGTTTGCGGAATCATAGCAAAGGCTGGAAGGTTCAATATGTTTAATCTGTCTAACAAGCCAGCATTGAGGAGTGTAGCGTGAGCTTTAGATACGCCGCTGGGATAAACAAGCCGGGGTTCAACCCGCTGGCGGCTCAGACAAGCACTCTTCAAACTACGCTGTTTAGCTGGGGGTATAACACCCAAGGTCAGTTAGGTTTAGGAAATGTTACCTATTATTCCTCTCCAAAACAAATAGGCTCTTTAACTAATTGGGCTACTGTATCTAACGGAACAAACTTTAGTACAGCAATTAAAAGAGATGGCACATTTTGGGCTTGGGGTTTAAACAGCAATGGGCAACTTGGCGTAGGAAATACAACCAGTTACTCTAGTCCAAAACAAATTGGCGCTTTAACTACTTGGTCTAAAACTGCTGGTGGTTTTACTCATGTCCTTGCAATTAAAACAGACGGAACTCTGTGGGCATGGGGTGATAATGCTCAAGGTCAATTAGGCGACGGCACTACAACTCAACGAAACTCTCCCGTTCAAATTGGCGCGTTGACTACATGGTCAAATATTGCAGGGGGTAGTGATTTTTCAATAGCTACTCAAACCAACGGTACGCTTTGGAGTTGGGGTCGTAGCACCTATGGCCAACTTGGACTTGGGAACACTACTAGTTACTCCTCTCCTAAACAAATTGGTGCATTAACGGCATGGTCTAAAGTAACCACTGGAAACATTTATGCCCTTGCCGTTAAAACTGATGGTACTTTATGGTCTTGGGGTTATAACAACTATGGTCAACTTGGTGTTGGCAACACCACCAACTATTCTTCCCCCAAACAAATTGGTGCGTTAACCACTTGGTCTACCATTGATGCTGGCTGGGCTTTTGCTCTTGCCGTTACAACAGGCGGCGCTCTTTATGCTTGGGGTGAGAACGGAACGGGTCAACTAGGTCAAGGTAACTTTACTGATAGATCATCTCCAAATCAAATAGGTGCACTTACTACATGGGCAGTCCCCGCTGGTGGCAGGGCACACAGTCTTGCCACTACAACAGGGGGAGAGCTTTGGTCATGGGGTCAAAATACTTACGGTGAGCTTGGTCTAGGTAGTACAGCAATAAAACTTTCTCCTAATCAAGTAGGGTCAAATACTACTTGGCTTATTGTGGCGTGTGGTCAATATCACACAACAGCGGGATAGAACTATGGCAACTACAACAGTCGTATCAGGCGTTCAATACTCAGGTATCTGGAACATCAGCAGTCAAGCCAATGCTAAGGCGGCAAATACTTGGCCTGTCCCTCCTTCTCCAGCTTTGTTTACATGGGGGGCTGGTGCATTTGGTGTTTTAGGTTTAGGAAACACAACTAATTATTCATCCCCTAAACAAGTTGGCTTATTAAAAGCGTGGTTAAATTTAGCAAGTGGTGCATCCCATGTAATATCAAGCAAAGAGGATGGGACTCTTTGGGCGTGGGGCAGAAATAATTCAGGCCAACTTGGTGTAGGAGACACTGCTAATAAATCATCACCAACTCAAATTGGCGCGTTAACAACTTGGTTAAAAGTTGCGGCGGGTGGATATTCATCATATGCAATAAAAACTGATGGAACTTTATGGTCTTGGGGTAGTAATAGCGCAGGCCAATTAGGTCTTGGCAATATAACCTACTACTCAAGTCCCAAACAGATTGGTGCTTTAACTACTTGGTTATCAATTGCTAGTGGTTTTTACACTGCAATTGCAATTAAAACTGACGGAACATTGTGGTCTTGGGGAAATAATACTTATGGACAACTTGGTATTGGCAATACATCTGTTAGGTCATCCCCAGTTCAAGTTGGCGTTTTAACTAATTGGCTTAATATTGCAAGTGGTAAATATTACACTTTATCTGTAAAAACAGATGGAACACTGTGGTCTTGGGGTCAAAATAACTCAGGACAGTTAGGTCTTGGAAATACAACTGCATACTCGTCACCTAAACAAGTTGGCGCATTAACTGCTTGGAATATTGTAGCTAGTAAAGAAAATCATGGTTTATCCATTAAAACTGATGGTTCATTGTGGTCATGGGGTGTTAATGGTAATGGACAACTTGGTCTTGGAGATAGCGCAAATCGGTCATCCCCAGTTCAAGTTGGCGCTTTAACTAATTGGTTAAAAATAACAGGTGGTCAATATCAATCTTTATCAATTAAAACGGATGGCACTCTGTGGTCATGGGGAGATGGTGGTGGTGGAAGACTTGGATTGGGAAATACTACCCAGTACAACTCACCAAAACAAGTTGGAGCATTAACTAATTGGGCCGTTGTTTCAACTGGTACAACTGCAACTGTTGCAACTGCATACCTTTAATTTAAAATAACTTTTTAACAAGGAGTCTTAAATGACACATTATGTACAAGTCCTCAATGGGGAAATCAAACAAGTCTGGGACACACCTCCCGCAGAAGGCGTAGGCAATAACGGCTGGCGCAACGCTGTGGAAGTTCGTCCTGCAATCACAGCACACCGTCAGGGCTACACTGCCCACCGCTTTGATCTGAGCACTGATCCAGTGCAGATCATTTGGGACACATACGATATTTCTGTGGCTGACCGCAAAAACGGTATGAAATCCAACGCAGGTTTTGGATTCCAACAAGTGGTGATGGAGCAGTCCCGCCTACAGCTTTCTCCTAACGCTAACGAGCAGTACGATGCCACAGCGGTAGAGACAGCGCGTCAGGCTATGTTGACCAAGCAAGCCGCTATCGAAGCCGCTACAACTCACGATCAATTAGACGCTCTGCTATGAAGCGTATTTTGATTATGGGTTTGCCCGGCGCGGGTAAGACCACCTTAGCTCAACACATCCTTGATCACTTGCAAGCAGAACGCAAGACGGTCATGTGGCTTAACGCCGATGATGTGCGTAAGAAGTACAACGACTGGGACTTTTCCCACGAAGGCCGTATTCGTCAGAGCCTACGGATGCGTGAGCTTGCTGACAGCTACGATGTAGACTATGTGATCTGCGACTTTGTTGCTCCTCTTGTTGAGATGCGTAACAACTTTAAAGCTGACTGGACTATCTGGGTTGACACCATCAATCAAGGTCGTTTTGAAGACACCAACAAGGTGTTCGTTCCTCCTAAAGAATATGACTTCAGGATCACCGAGCAGAAGTCTGAGAAGTGGGGTGAGTTCATTGCCGCACACATCTTGGATGACCGCCGCCGCCCTGTGTTTGACTGGCAAAAAGAAACAGTCCAGATGCTTGGCAGATGGCAACCGTGGCATGAAGGCCACCGTAAACTGTTTGAACGGGCGTTAGCTAAGACTGGTCAAGTTGTGATCCAGATCAGGGACTGCCAAGGCTGGAACGGCTCTAACCCGTTTGCCGCCAATCAGGTCAAAGAGTTTATTAGCCGTGATCTAGACCCCCTGTACCAAGGTCAGTACGAAGTTCAATTGGTTCCTAACATTGTCAACATTACCTACGGGCGCGATGTTGGATACAAGATTGAGCAGGAATCTTTTGACGATGCTACCCACGCTATCTCGGCAACCAAGATACGCAAAGAGATGGGAATTGAATAAGTACCATGTGCGCTTTAACACCAAGCACAATGGCTCTGACTTGGTGTGGCGTATCTTTGAGAACGGTGATGAACATCTTGCCACTGATGTAAGAATCGTTGGCGAGACTTTCACGGAATGCACTCACGAGCACGGCGAAACCAAATGGAACATTGCCTGCAAGGGTAGGCTAGTCTGGGTGGACAAAGTAGCTGTGATCGTGACTGACAAAGACTAATGACTATTGTCTTCACCAATGGATGCTTTGATGTGCTCCACCGTGGGCACATCGAGTATCTAAAGCAGTCCCGTCAACTTGGGACTAGACTGGTTGTGGGGCTGAACTCAGACGCTTCTGTTAAGAGGCTCAAGGGTGATAACAGACCTATCAACAATCAGGACGACCGCAGGGCACTGTTGCTGGCGCTCAGGTGTGTAGATCAGGTGGAAATCTTCGAGGAAGATACGCCACTAGAGTTGATCATGCGCATCAACCCTGACATCATTACCAAGGGGGGTGACTACCAGCCTGCTCAAGTTGTGGGACACGCTGTTGTTCAGAAAACAGTTATCATTCCATTTTTAGACGGGTATTCATCAACAAGGATTATCCATGCGGTTAAAAGGAATAGTGGAGAAGGGTTGGGGTACGGAGCTAATCTGGGCAACCAACGATAAATACTGCGGAAAGCTGATGACCTTTCGCAAGGGTGCTAAGTTTTCCATGCACTTCCACGCTGAGAAAGACGAGACTTGGCTAGTCCAAGGTGGTCTGT